GGACGCTGCACACGCAATCATATTACCGATGGGGTGGAATCGGAGCAATGGCTGTACCCAGGAGCATAACCGGGCGGAAGAAAAAGACATTGAAAAAGTATACTTAAAAACTAATTAGGGGGAACCATGAACGACGAAAGATTAATGGCAATCATAAAAACAACAGCAGAAGAAGCGGCCGAGACTTCATCCACAAAGACATTGCTAAAGTTTCAAAAAGGAAATCTGATGAAAGACACTAAGCGATCAACATTTAAGAAAACAGAATCACTCCTTTATAATTATCCTAAGTTTAAGCAGATTATAAAGGAGCGGGAAGAGGTTCTATCCTGTGAGTCCAGCTTCTTTCCCAAAGGCAAGAGTGCTGACATTGTCCGCTATTCTAAGCAGCCGCAAGGGGTAAAGGATATTGAGGAGATTATCAAGGAGAAGCATGACGCATATGAGCTGTCATTGGAAAGAACCAAGCGATCAGTAAAACTAATTGATGATGCATTGGGTAAGATCATTGAAGATCCTTATTATGAAATCATCCCGGCAAAGTATTTTGAGATCAAAACCCATGAGCAGATTGCTGAGATGTATGGTAAGGATATATCAACCATCACCAGGAATAAAAGTCGATTGGTGAATGAGCTAAAGATTATTCTATTCAGTGATGAAGCCATCACCGAACTGTTTACCTGAGCACTTGACAAATGCACAATGAGCGCACAATTGATGCCATTGTGTGATCATAATATAAGAGATATACTATTACCGTGCAATAACTTCAATGAGTCACATCCTTTCAAAGAGAACCAGGTAGAAGAAGAGCAGCGGGCAACCGTTGCTTTTTCTTTTATAGAATGGAATAGGATATGCCAATTAAGAAATACTGCAGCTATACCGGATGCCGGGTGTTGCTGGATGAAGATGTGAGATACTGTGACAGACACCAGAAGCAGACAAGAGATCATAAAGCTTCACGTGATCGTGAGTACAAGCGGAACAGGAATGATCATAAAGAGCAGGACTTCTACCGTGGGCAAGCATGGGTGAACACCCGGGATGGTTCCATGTCCTATTACTTTGGCATTGATATCTTTGAAT